GCAAGAATGGCTAATTATCATTTTATTGTAGAGGGAAACAATTATATTAAAGAGCTGAATAATTATGTATGGAATGATAGGAAAAGTAATACTCCAATAGATAATCATAACCATTTAATTGATGCTACAAGATACGCTTTTGATGACTTAGTTCAAGATAGTAATTTTATTTTTATGTAATTAACGATTTATCAATAAAAAAATGTAACTTTGTAGAGGTTATTTATAATCACGAGGTGGAGATGCCTTGTACTAATTTTTTTTATGGGAGTATTAAACAATTTAAGTTCTTTTGTTAAAGACTATAAACAATATAATGTTTATAAGAAATCATTAGGAAGTGTAACAAATATTTCAGAGTTTAAACCGTTTGAGTTTAGACTAAATCAAAAACCTTCTTTGGATAACACCTATGAATCTAATGTAGATGCTTATTCTGTATTAAAGAAAATTGTAGATGTATTTAAGTCAGTTTCTTGGATAGTTGAACAACGCCAAGCTGATGGAACCTACGAGCTTATAGAAAACACTACTATCCACGATTTAATGCGTAACCCAAACGAGGGTAAGAGCTACACTTGGGCTGATATAGACGAACAATTATTAGTTTACTTATTAGGAAACGGTAATAGTTATCTTCATGGAGAACATTTAAACGGTATTATTCAAGAAGTAGACGTTTTACCTTCAAGAAATGTAGAAGCAATAACAACTGATAACTTCTTTTTACCTAATGTTAGGTATAAATTCGAGTTAGGTGTTAACAAAAGACACTTTGATAAGACAGATGTTGAGCATATAATGTTATTCAATCCAAGTTATTCAAGCGTTAAAGAGTCTTTTAATGGGCTTAGTGCTTTCGAAGTTGCTAAAAATGTTGTTGAGGTTGGTAATGATAGATGGGAAGCAGATGCGCACCTATTAAAGAATAGAGGTATTGCAGGAATGATTACTAACAAAGGGGATAGACCAATGTTAGTAGATGAAGCGAGAGCCGTTCAAAGTTCATTTGACCAAGAAACTACTGGAACAAAGAACTTCGGAAGAGTTAAGGTAACTAACCAAGATTTAAGTTATATCCAAATGGGTATGAGTTCAACTGATTTAGACTTGGTTAAGAAAGGGGATGTAACACTTCGAGCAATGTGTAATGTATTCGGCTTAGATAGTTCGTTATTCAATGACCCAGCAAATAAGACTTTCAACAATAGAAAGGAAGCAGAAAAAGCAATGTACACCAATGCAATTATTCCAATAGCTACAAAGATAGCTGAAAAACATACTAATTTTATTGCTAAGAATCATTTTCCTGATGGTAGTGTACGAATGAGAAAAGACTTCTCTAATATTCCAGCATTACAGCAAGATATGAAGGAAGAAGCCACTAAAGATAAGTTAGTAATGGATGGTATTAATGTAGTGTTAAATATGCCTACTGGAGCAAACACAAAGCAACTAATCCTTAGAGAAAATTATAATTTAAGTGATGAAGTAATTAACAGTTTAACAATAGAGACAAATGAGTAATAATTTATTCCAAACTAAGAACCTATCTTTTGAGATTAAAGATTTAGATACCGTTGGAAGGCGTGTTCAATTCGCTGCATCCGCATTTAATAATGTAGATAGTGATAATGACACAATTTCTTATGGAGCTTTTAGTAAGTCAATCCAAGAACGTGGACCAGAATCAACATCAAACAGAAAAATAAAGATGTTAAGATACCATGACTTTGAGCATGAAATAGGTATCATAAAGGCAATGCAAGAAACTCACGAACACTTAGTTGTTACTGCTGATTTAGGTAGAAGCACTAAGGGTAATGATGCCTTTTTAGATTACCAAGACGGAATAATTACAGAACATTCAATAGGTTTTATGTTAGTTCAAGATAAGATTAACTTCTTAGATAATGGATTAAGAGAGCTTAAAGAGGTTAACCTAATGGAATGTAGTGCTGTTACATTCGGAGCGAATAGCGAAACGCCAGTATTCTCAATCAGTAAAGGAAACGAAACGGAATATTTAGAGAAATTAAATAACCAAGTGAACGGATATTTAAACGCTTTAAGAAACGGAAAAGGAACTGACAACCGATTAGAACAAATAGAAAATAATTTGCGAGTATGCCAACTCAAATATAACAATTTAATTAATTCACTTAAATCAGTAGAGCCGTTAGTTGACACTCCATTAATTGAGCCGAATGAAGCTAGAGAATTTTATTTAAACTTATTAAAAAATAATTAACAATTTAAAAATTAAACAAATGATGAAATTTGAAGAAAAATCCGCTGATGTTCTTGCCAAAATGAATGGCGAAGAATTAGCTGGTTATTATAACGAAAAGAATGCTAATACAGCAATCGAAATTAAAGAGCTTAAAGATTCAGCTACTAAGTCTGAAGAGTTAACTGCTAAGATTGAAGCTAAATTAGAAACTTTAGATGCTGACAAATTAGAGCAAATGAAGTCTTTGAACGAAGCTATTAAGCAAATGGGACTTTCTATTAAGAAACTTTCAGTTCAAGAAAAAAGCGATATGGCTAATGAGCCAACGCTTAGAGAATCATTAGTTGAAAACGCTGAAGCAATTAAGGACATTAGAAACTCAGGGAAATGGGTATCTTTTGATACTAAAGCTGTTGGAGATATGACTATTGCAGGAAATGTATCAGGTGGTAATGTACCAGTTGAACAAAGAATTGCAGGTTTAAATTCAGTTGCTTCAAGACGTATCAGATTGATGGACATAGTGTCTACTGGTGTTGCTAACTCTAACTTAATTAGTTGGGTTTACCAAGCTGGAAAAGAAGGTGCTGCTGGACAAACTGCTGAAGGTACTTTAAAGAATCAAATTGACTTTGATTTAGTTGTTGCTAACCAAGCAATTAAAAAGACTACTGCATTCATTAAAATTTCTGATGAATTTAGAGATGATGTTGACTTCATTAATACTGAAATAAATAACGAATTATCAAGAGAGCTTTTAAAGTCTATTGAGAAACAATTATATTCTGGTAACGATGTTGGAGAAAACTTAAACGGTGTTAGAAATACTGCTACTCCATTTGCTGCTGGAACTTTTGCTTTAGCAATTGACAACGCAAATATTGTAGATGTTTTAAGAGTTGCGCAAAATCAAATATTAGTTGCTGACCAAGACCCAGCTACTTTCATTTTAATGCACCCAAGTGATGTAACATTCTTAAAGACTAAGAAAGTTGGTTCTACTGACGAGCGTTATATTGATGCTTTACAAGTAATTGCTGGACAATTATTGTTAGATGGTGTGCCAATTGTTCAAACTACTTTAGTTGCTCAAGATGAGTATTTAATTGGAAACTTTGCATTGGCTACTATGTGGACAAAAGGAGCGTTATCAATTGAAATGGGATTAGATGGAAGTGATTTCACTAAGAACATGATGACGATTAGAGCTGAATGGCGTGGTGCTATGGTTGTAAAGAACAACGATAGAACAGCATTCGTAAAAGGTTCTTTCGCTGCTGATAAAGCTGCATTAGAAACTGCTTAATACTAATAAACCTAAACAGCCCACACTTAACTGTGTGGGCTTTTGGTGGTATAAAACGTAAAGTTATGGCTAAAAAGAAAACAATTACAAAACAAAAGATTGAAGTAAAAGTTGAAAAGGCTGTTATTGAAACACCTAAAGTTTTAAAAGAATTCAACGGCTATATTCTAATTGATGGAATTAGTTACCGAGTATCAAAGGCAAAAGCTGATGAGTGTGTTAAACGTGGAATAGCAATTTATAAATAATGGGGTTAATATTAAATACTGATTTTGTTGGAGAGTATGCAGTTTCTCAAAGCTGTTACGATAGTTTAGGTCTTTATATTTCTAAATATGAAAAGGAATTTTTAGTTTCTTTGTTAGGAGCTGAATTATATTTACTTTTTATTGCTGATTTAGATGCTGCTATACCACAAGCACCACAAACTGCAAGGTTTATTAATCTATACAATTCATTTGATATAGATAATAGTGGCTTGGTAGGTTACCCAGAAGGGTTTAGAAAGAGCCTTGTATCTTCTGAAGGGCTTAGAAAGGCTATTGTACAATATGTTTACTTCCATTATATAAGAGATACAAGTTATTCGCCTACAAATAGTGGGGTAATGCGAACAGTTTCCGAAGTAAGCTCTATACTGCCATATAACGGCTTTAATTTAATTCAGTCATATAATCAAAGTATTATCAATTATCATGCGGTACAATGGTTTATAATGAGTAATTTAACAACTTATCCAGAGGAGAACACACAACACAAATGCTTTAGTAGTGGAATATGAGAAATATAACCTTATTAGATAATGTAAATGCTGGTGTTCAAAACATAAGCGTTCCAATTAACTTGGAAAAAAGAACCGATTGGAATCTGATTATAGAAACTAATGGGTTAAATAGTTTAATTGAGGTATTTATTGAGCAAGGTTATTCAGCAGGAAAGTCAAGTGCTCCTACAAATTGGATTGTTTTACAAAATTGCTGCTATTATAACGGTGCTTTTCCAGTAGAGGATGACATTGTACAGATTGAAAAAAGTGTTTTTACTGCTAATTGGTTTAGGGTAAGAGTAGAAAGTTTGAATAACATAGGCGGAACTATTACAGCGAAGTTACATTATAAAGATTATCCATAAATGAAGAGTTTTAATTTAGATACAACGGTAACGGTATGCGGTGGAACGCCTCAAGAACCTATTAATGTAAGTAACTCAAATGATACTTATGTTGTAGATACTTTGGTAGACTTAGAGCTTCCAGACATAACTGTAACTGATTCAGATGGTACGGTTTCAACTGTTCCGAGCATGGAGAACGTAGTTTGCACTCCAAGTGGACCATCATCTGTTAGAGTTTCTAATTCAGATGATAGCTACGATGTTAATACTTCGGTAGATTTAGAACTTCCAGATAGTTCGGTTTCTAACTCAAATAATAGTTATGTAAATACGCTTCCAGCTACTGAAGATTTAGCTTTACCAAATATTAACTTTACTGATAGTAATGGAGTAGTAACAAGCGTTCCAAGTATGGAAGATATTGTTGCAACACCTTGCTCTGTTAAAAGTGGGATAGCTTACGAGAGGTTTTATCACAATAATTCTTCGACATCGGTAGCCTTATATGATGAGGCGTGGCTTATTCAAAACGGTGTTTTAGATGGTTACACACAACCAGCAAACCCTTTATACACTCAAAAATTAGACCCATTAGATAATACTGGAAACACTTTATTTCATCCAAACGCATTCGGAAACTATATTAGATTTACTTACGCTGACGGTACACAATCAAATATGGACGGTTTAACTTATTCTATTGATAACTTAACTGGTTTAGCAATGTCTGGAGTTTCAACCCTTGCCACTTTTAACGGTTATTGTGGCGCAGGTGGTGCAATAGAAACATTTAACACAAATAACACAGAAGGTTACAATGATTGGTTTGGGGGTACTGCTGCAATTTTTTGGAGGTTAACTGGTTTTCCCGGTGCGTTGTATTGGAAAAGAACCTTACACTGGAATATTACAACGCTTCTTGCTGGGAGTTCAACTACAAGGAATTTATATTATAATGGTTATGGTTATATTTATTTTAACAATATGACAACTAATAGATTCTTTTTAAATGTAAGAATTCATTTTAAATAAAAGATATGAAAGGACAAATAAAAATAGAAGAGGGTTTAGTTTTGACCAATCCAACTATGGAAAGTCAAGGAATTAAAGCTATTTATGAGAATATAGAAGAAACTGGAACGCCTTTAGGTTTTTATTTGGAGGTTCACTTTCAAGGAGAGGGCGAAAATATAAAGCACTCAAGAAGTTATGCAGTAAACGAGAACACAAACGAAGTAGATTTTATTAAATGCCACGACTTATTAAGTCAGTTTTAATGGTACAAAGAATGGTAAATATGGATTGGCAGATAGTTATTTTAAATAGTGCAAGTGTTGGCTCGATAGTGGGTGCAGCAATAGTAAAAGATTCTACTGGTTGGGCTATTGGCTTCTTAATAGTTACCGTTGGAGTTTTAAACCTTGCTAAGGCTTATGCCACAGTAAAAGACCTAAAAGATAAAGAAGATGAAGAATAGAATCGAAACAGTTGATGTTGTTGGGGACTTAGTTGCTCAAATGGATACTACGGTAAAGATTAATGCTATTGTAGATAATGCAGACGGTTCTTATACTATCTCAACTTGCAATACTAAATACTTAAGACCTTGTACGTTCTTTGATGTTGACGGTGTTACTTATGAAGTTACTGATGGGGTAGGAAAAGAGTTTACACCGAATAGACAATTTACTGTTTATGGAGGGCAAATAATAACAGCTAAAGTAATTGATTTACCAAAGATGAAATACTTTCATGGAACGGTAATAGCTACTTCGCAAGAATTAGATAATAAAAAGTTTGATACTGATAAATTCCCAATGGTTTATTTATTGGAGGTTATAACAGACAACTTCAACAACGAGCCACAAGATAAAATTGATAGGGTTTCAGAGTTTAGAATGTTCTTTTTAACGAATACAGACGAAGAAAATTGGTTAACTGCTGAGCATTATAGATTAGCTATTAAGCCGATGAGAAATATGCTTTACCAATTTATTAGTGAACTAAATGATAATCATAATATAGAAGAATTTGACGACTTTACCGCAATTAATCACGCAAAGTTTGGCGTTTATTCAACCGACAAAGGGCATACTCGCAGAATATTGAACGACAAAACAAGTGGTGTTGAAGTGCGGTTAAGTTTACCAATAGTAGCTGGGCAATTATGCTTGGCTTGTAATTAATAACGAGGCGTTAAACCCTCAAATAAAAAATAAAAAAAATGTTTGAACCATGTGTATGTGGTACTGGAGGGAAAAATACTGGAAAACCTTCATGTGTACCTACAATTGATAGAACTTCTAAATTAATCTTAGTGAAAACTTTCGCTAACGATGGAACAAGAAATTCTATTTTAAAAACTGATTTCGTAGGTGGAGTACTTCCAGATACTTATATTGAATCAAAAATAAACGAAGCTGATACTTCAAAAAGATGGTATGTAACACCAAAAATTAACGCAGTTGCTGACACAAGAGCAGAGCCAGTTACTTTTGATGTTGACGGAATCCCTCAAATAATTGATCAAGGTGTTAGAACTTTTGTTGGTTCTTATTATGGCAAATCTGGAAGCCCAACTTTTGCTGGAGTTTTAAACTCTTTCAATTGTCAAGATGTTTCTTATTTTGAAATTTCAGTAAATGGAGACATAGTTGGAATGGATAACGGTGTTGAATTGTTACCTATTGCTATTGAAACTGGTACTTTATTTGCTGGAGTTGTAAGAGGAACAAAAGCTGAATTAAACTCAGTATCTTTAACTTTTGCAGTTAACGAATTAGAAAGAGATGAAAACCTTATCCAAGTTGGAGCGGCTCAAATCGAATCTAAAATGTTAAACAAAAGAGGTTTAGTTGATGTTGTTGGAGAAGCTTTATCTACACCAACTATAACGGCTATAACTGTAAGATTAGACTTAGGTTTCATTTATGGAGCTTTCAATAATGCAGTACCGTTTGAAGGTTTGGCTGCTATTGATTTGTTTGTATTCAATACTACTCAATCATTTTCTCTTGCTGTTTATTCTGCTTTTGCAGTTGCTGGATTAGAAGGGCAATATGATGTTGTTGTTGCTGCTGGTGCTGTTTCTGGAGATACAATTACAGTATCTTTATCAAAAGTTGGTTTTGAAATGAAGCCATTTACTTACTTAATACCTTAATAATTATGAGCTTAGAAGAAAAATATATCAAAGTTTTTAATCCAAAGGCTTTTTTAGATGTTAGAAAAGAAGATTTCATTAGTCATTACAAGGGTAAATTACCTTTTGATTTGAATGGTGCTTGGAATTGGATAAAAGCAAATAGAGGTTCTAAGCCAAAAATTAATAAGAGTGCAAAGTAAACTTTTTAAATCCTTAAGGGCTGCACAGACATTAGACGCAAGTAAGATGTTTAATGCAGTCCTTAGGGAAAAAGGTTTTCAAGAGTTCATCTTAAACTTGAATAAGTTACAACTGTTTAGCGATAACGAAGATTCTAAAGGAGAGGATTTAAAGTACACTAAGAACGGAATAACTTATACTGGTTACTCTAAGATGTACCACGACTTGTTAGGTGGTGTTAAAAAGAACGGTGTTAGCTTTAGTATTGGCGACCCTTATACCATCTCTAATAGTGGGGATTTCTATAAGAGTTTCAATTTAGAATTAGGAGCTGATTATTTTAAGATTAATGCAAACCCAATCAAAGAAGATACCAATTTGTTTGATGCCTTTGGAAGTGATATAATGGGTCTGCAAGATAAAAATTTACAAAATATAATAGATGTTATTCGTCAAAAGTTTATTCAAGAAGTCAGAAGAAAGCTCAGAGCCTAATAAGGTTTTTAGCTCTATTGATGACTTACCACAATGGAATTGGACACAAGTCCACAAGACTGGTAACTTAGCTTATATTAAGAAGCTAAATAATTACCGAAAAATAAAAGAAGATAATTCGTTAGTACTTGAGCAACTTTGGTTAGCTATTTATGATGAATATTTAGAAGAATTTGGACTATCTAAAGAATATAAAGAACTTTTAGAGAAGAAAAAAGAGATTGCAAGGTTAAAGAATGAATTTATAATGACTGATGACCGCTCGTTATTAAACTTTATTAAGATAGAGGAATTAGAATTAGAGGCTACATTTGACAAAACCGAAGGAATGAGTTTTGAAAGTGTTGTTGTTGGAATAGAGAGAGTTCAAAAAATTCACATAGATATTAAGAAGATAACAGTGTTCGAGTACAATAATTATTTAAGAACTTTAAAAGATACGAAAGATGGCGA